GATAGCCACTCTATCGGGTACACCTGCACGACCAAATGGCCCTGCTTGTGGACTATAATACCAAACCTTTTCATACTTTAACATCTTGTCAAGTTTGTTCTTAATCTTTCCTTCAGGTGTTGTAGCCATTATATATGTACCTTTACAGTATTGTCAAGTTATATTCTTGCAAATTCACAAATATTTTTTGCAGGACACCAACCACATAAGCCACTAGGTTTAGCAGGCCAGTTATTATGCTCAACAGATTGATGTATTCTTTCTATACGAGCAAGCATATCAGACCACATTAGATTAGTTTGGTTAGCTTTAAATGTTTCAGAGTCCATAGACATATCTTTTAACCATATGAATGTAGACTGTACTGTTTTAATTTTAGGGTAATGTTTAAAGACTTGTAATGCAAACAACTGTAGTTGTGTAAAGTCGGGTCTACGTTTACCTGTCTTCCAATCCATGACTATTGCTTTATCATCTATCAGAATCAGAACGTCTAAGATGGATCTTAACCATGCGTCTTTCTCCCACCAACCTGTTGGTGTAAGGTTTTCATTGAGGCACAGCTGTTGCTCTGCGAGTATAGTTCCACCCATACCCTCTATACTTTTACATAAAGGTTCATACTTTTCTGTACCATCAGACAGTGGTTTACTATCTACTAGTCGGTGTTCTAAACTAGAGTGTACTCTTTCACCATATTTTGTAGCGTCACTACCTGTGTCTTGTACTTCTTTCATAACACGTTGGTGATAGTAACGCTTTGGGCAGTTCTCATACATCTTAATAGATGAATATGAATGTGTTAGTTTTATATCCATATTATTCACCTGCCGCACGACGTAAAATGTCATGCTTTAGGGTCTCAATAAAACCTACTAGTCCTACTGTATCATCTATCTTCGTAGAGAATCTAACGTACTTACCTTTTACCTTGACAAGTATTACCAAGTCGCCTAGGTCAGCGTCGTTAGTAGATGAAACAGTCTCAGTAAGTTCTTTAATTACCTTTAAGGTACTTTCTTTCTTACTCATTTTGCTTCTCCATAGTTTTTGCCTACACCAACTTCACAATCAACTGGTAGTGTAGGTGCCCAGCTGGGGGGTTTAGACATCTTCCTGACAATAAGTTGTTGTGCGTTTGTCAACTCATCGTCCGGGACGGATATGATAATCTCATCATGAACTTGAAAAGCCACATGATAATGTTTACCAATAGATGCCATCTGTTCAGTGATTACAATACGAGCAAGTGCTTGTACTATATTCTCTGTAACTTTACCGCCATATATTTTAGTCCAATCTATACTATCCTGCTCACCTGTCATAACTCTTTTAGTTACAAGTTTACGAAAGGTTCTTGCATTATTAATATAAACGTACCCATCTTCTCCTCTGCATAATGCAGGGTAAAGAACTTTTAATTTGTTAGGAAGTATTATACCTTCGCCATCATAGTGTGCAATATCACATAAACTACCACTACGACCTGCTACCATTTCAGTAAGTGCATGATTACATCTATTCCAAAATGAAGTTATCTTATGGTTTTTATTCCTATACAAGTTTACAATTCTTTGTGCCTCATTCTCATCTATATCTAGAGATATACCACCCATACCAAGAGCAAGAGTATTCCTAAACTTCACATGACCCATGCCATAACCCAAGCCAAGGATACAAGTCTTGCCAACAAACCTTGCGACCTTGTCCTCTTTAGTCACTCTCTTATTATATACCTCACTAGCGAACTCACTATAAACATCACGACCCTCACGAAAGGCTTGAAGTAAATCTTCTTGTCCTGCAACATACGCAACCATACGCGCCTCAATTTGTGACAAGTCACATGCAAGTAATGATTCACCAATAGGTGCTGTGATAGCTTTACGAATAGCACCACTACGAGGTAGGTTCTGCAAGTTAAGTTTATCACCACCACTAAACCTGCCAGTGTGCGCTCCATAATAATTAAGCATGATAGGTAGGCGACCACGTTTCGATACCTTTATAAGGTTCTCAGTCCGCGTCTCCTCTATTGTCGATTTTGTGCCGAGCCGAGCCGCGACCAAATTCTGCACCCTAGCGTCGGGGTGTTCTAATAAATTAGTAAACTCTTTATCTGTCTTTGCAAAAGCAAAAGACTCTTTGCCTGTCCTTAGACTTATCTTAGTCGGTGGCTCTACGCCCACAGTCTTTAATAACTTAGCAAAGATTTGATTAGACATTAGTGCTTTCTTGACTTTCTCCTGACTCAAACCCTTCAACGCTAAATCATCAATAAGTTTCTGTTTGTTTGCCTTGACTTGCACCAGATGATCCGCCAATGAATCACCATCAAGTACGATAGTCGGCTCAGTATACATACGAATGGTTTGGTCAATCACCAATAACTCTGTCGGTGGAAACTTTTTAGCTAAGACTTTGAACAGTTGATAAGTAAGGTCAACATCATTGACACAATAGCTTGCATACCTATTAAGTTCTTCGGGTGTGAAGTCCTGTCGATGTTTACCTAGCGCCTGTACAACCTCATCACCTTTCTTACCTAAGTTATAATGGCTAACTAAATTCTTAAGTGAACCCCCCACAGTTGCATTGTGATATGGTCTTGCCATAGATAAAGTATCGAACCAAAGTTTAGGCTTGATACCATAGTGCCATGACAATATTGCTCCATCGAATACAGTATTGTGAGCAAGTATAACCTTGTTAGAATAGTCCAACGAGTTTAGAAACTTGCCCACATCATTACCACTATACCAATCAGTAGGGTGGTTATTAACTTTGACACCAACACCAATGACCTCAAACCTATCATCACGAATGTATGCCTCTGTTGTCATCTTCGACAAAGAATATTCTCTGTCATAATAAGTCTCAAAATCTATGGTTACGATGTCCATTACTTCTCCCTTGTTTTATTTATATTAGGAACCTGCTCACCTGCTAACGCTCCATAGCCACAAGTATCCACATAGTTATCCACGTTGTGTGGATTCTCTGTAGTCCTAGCAACCTTGTACAGCACCATCATCATGGGTACTTCGTGTGGAAATATATCCACACCTAAGTATGTACTCCATAAATCAGACACCATTTCAAAGTTCTTACTAGCATCACCATGTTCTACTTCTCTGTCAGTTGATGTTAGCTTGTCAGCTTTTTTAAGTATGTTGTTCCGATTGTATCTAGACTTCTTTGACATCTGTTTCTCCATTTAAGTTATATATACCTATACCTTTGCCACAATGTAGACTGTATGTATTGCAAGCATCTACAGCTTCTTTAGCATTAGCACCCATAGCTAATGCCCCATAAGCAAAGTCTTTACCATGACCAAAGGCATGAAGGTTATGTCCGTAGTGTACTGGATGAGCAATGCCATCGTACAACCACAAACCTGTATCCCTGTGAATGACAATCAACTGTGAGCTGTGCCGTGTAAGTTCAGGGAATGATTCAGGCAAGGCACCATCTTTGTACCACTCTCTAAGATTAATTACATCATCAAGTAATCCTACTCCCGATACAATACATACCTTACCTGTCTTTTTATCTGTTATATACCAAGCTTTATCTGATTCCCATTTAGCAGAACCATCATTAGCTTGTCTGTCAGTAGCTAAACTTACTCCATCCCATACTAATACTGTCATGTTAAGATGCCTCAAGTTTGTATCCACCATAACGATGCTTCTCAGCAGTACGTTCATCATGTCCTTCTGATTGAAACACTTTGAATCGTCTACGCAATGGGATACTTACGTCAGCAAATATTCTATCTACTGTTTTAATTAACTCATCTACTGTCGGTACTTCTGATTGTCTACCCCAACCATTGTTAGACATACTTGATTCTATGAAACCTTTGAGAAGATGTTTAGGAAAGTCCACTGTAGTCATGCTTTCTTGCAGACAATCTAGCCATTCTTCAGATGACCAATCGGGTTGTCTTGCATGATAATGGTTTTGTGATTTCTCTCGTTCCTTAATAACTTCCACAGCAATAGCATCAAGTGCATGAACTTTGGCTCTAGCTTTCAAACCTTTCTTGTAAGCAGTAAGCATTTGCCTCCACTCTTTTCGCTTTG